TCCCTCTTACCGGTACTTGATTCCGAATCTTCACTTTCGTGAAGATTTGGATCAGGTGAACATCCTCGAACCTGGCGCCGAAACACCTGTGAGGGTTGTTCCGGTTCCTAAGACGTTGAAGACACCACGAATCATCGCTATCGAACCGACCTGCATGCAATACATGCAGCAGGGGCTGAAGCGGTGTTTCATGGATGCCTATGAGAGGGATAACCTCCTCCCTAGGATCATTGGCTTCCGAGACCAGACGCCTAATCAGCGTTTGGCCTTAACGGGGTCAATGGACGGAAAGACTGCGACACTCGATTTGAGTGAAGCGTCTGACCGCGTCTCCAATCAGCTCGTGAGAACGATGACCGATCTCTGGCCGCATTTAACTGCGGCTTTGGACGCGACTCGTTCTCGTCGGGCCGACGTACCTGGTCACGGAGTGATCCGTTTGGCCAAGTATGCGTCTATGGGTTCAGCACTCTGTTTTCCCGTTGAAGCCATGGTCTTTACGACCTTGATCTTCATGGGAATTCAGGAGTCGCTCAACGTCACCATGACCCGCAAAGATATTGAATCTTTTGCGGACTCGGTGCAAGTCTACGGGGATGATTTGATTGTTCCCGTAGAGCATGTGCATACCATCGTACGTACTCTGCAGCATTTTGGTGCTGTAGTTGGTACGGACAAGAGTTTCTGGACCGGAAGGTTCAGAGAGTCTTGTGGGAAGGAATACTTTAATGGAACGGACGTATCTCTCGTCCGGGTCCGGCAAGTGTTACCTTCCACGATGGCAGACGTTGACGGGGTCATCGCCACAGTCGAGCTTCGTAACCAGTTCTATGAACATGGTTACTGGCAGACTGTGGCCTGGTTGGACGAGCAACTCGAAGTGCTTATGAGGCACTTCCCGTATGTCTCGCCTTCCAGCCCCGTGCTGGGCAGGGTTTCATTCCTCGGCTACCAAACCGAGAGAATGCACCCAAGCCTTCATAGTCCTTTGGTTAAGGGCTATGTTGTGAAGGCCAAAGCCCCGAGTGATGAGCTCGGGGGCACTGGTGCTCTGCTTAAGTGTTTACTCGGGCTGGAAATCAGTAGTAAGATAAGGGGTGTCGAGAGTCATCTCGATTTAGTCCCCTGCTACCGACCCGGCCTGACCCGTAATGGGTCTCCCTCGTGGCCACCAACCATGAGCCAAGACGAGAGGCACTTAGAACGTTCTGGACGTCCCAAGCGCGTCGGCATACAGCTTGGATGGTGGCCATCCCTGTGAGGGGATGGCGAGGCCACTTACCAGAGGCCTTCAGGGAGAGTCAAGGTCGCTAGTTTTACTAGCGATGTTGCATGGTCTTATGAGGCCCTTTACAAGGGCCTAGGATCATGCATCTGACTCTTAGGTGATTGCCGATGCGGGGCCAATAACCAACAACCTCGCAAAAGCAATATCACCTGGGAGATGCA